TTCGGCGGTTCAAACGGATCAACCTGTTTCCGTGCCCGCCGTGCCACAGTCTTCAGAGCCTCCACAGGAAACCCACTGACCTGTGCTAATTGTTCCAAATCCATAAAACCAGTATCGGGTAGTAAATGTAGGGCGAGGAACTTTTCCCTGATTGTTTTCATTACTACTAATCAGAGAGAAATGCCTTACGTGATAAAACCCTACAAATATGCGGAGGGTCAGCGTGGCTACCGTGTATATAAGAAGGACACGGATCAAGCGTTTAGTCATCATCCTTTAACGAGGGAGATGGCTGAACGCCAACTTCGGGCGATCTACGCCAGTGAAGGGAGACACAGCAGGATGAGTATGCGTGGTGGTAGCCAGACAGCAAAGGATGAAGAAGAGGATAAAGAAATCCTTGAGTACCCGCTGTCGGATAGTGATATCCGCAAGTGTCTACCAGACCTCAAGATTATTTCGTATCCGGATTTGAACGACATGTCGCATATTGAAGAAGCATTTGACTCTTACGGTAGGTGTTTAATTCTCTACCTGACAGAGAACGAGCACACTGGACACTGGGTTTGTATGTTGAAGAAGGGCGGGGTGATTGAATATTTTGATCCGTATGGGGGATACCGCCCTGACGAGGAGGGGAAGTGGCTTTCAAAAACCAAGCGTGAAGAGTTGGACCAAGACTACCCCACATTGACTAATCTATTAAGAGCCAGTAAATATAAACTCGTGATTAATCCTTATCATCTTCAAAAAGATAAGGGGGACATTTCTACGTGTGGTCGCCATTGTGTAACCCGGCTCTACCATCGTGCGATGAATATCCGTGCTTATAAATCGTGGGTTGATGCGGAGTGCCAAAAGTATAGCCTAAATCCGGATGAGATGGTCTCCGCATTCACTTTCAGGCTCATCAGGAAGTAATCTGCGGGGTTAAGACTAACAAAAAAAAGACGCTATAAGTAGAAATGTCATCGTATGCCTTACTGCCGAACTCCCGTGGTGATGCGGACACCGTCTTCTATACGGCGAACATTGTGAATAACAACACGAGTACAGGTGGCACTGGTCCTGATCCTATTGCGACCTACACTGATACTCGTGACGTTCCAATCCTGAAGGATGCGAATGATTACGAGTGTTGTGTCCTGAAGTGTAAGATTAACGGTGGCGGTAAGACTCTTCCGGTTCTTATCCCGCAGATCCAGCAGGGGTCATCTGTTAATAACACAGTCTATAGCGTGACGCTTTCTGCGGCGGTGTGGGATAACACAGCCAGCGTTATGAAGTTCGGGCAGAGCGATGAGACGTTTATTCAATGGACTCCGGAAAATCAGGATCAGGGTACTTCAATTCCTACGACGGCTACGCCCGCACAGAGTGATTCGGATTACTATTACGCATACTCCTTTAATCACGTGGTGTCGTTGGTGAACGTTGCCCTCTTGACTGCTTATGGCACACTCCAGACCAATATCCGCAAGATGACGAACATGAGTGGCTACACGCTCCTGAACCGCTGTCCTACACTGGAGTATGATGAAGTCACAAAACAGTTCGCTTTCTACACAGACACTCTGGGCACATGTTGGAGCAAGCCCACTGCCCTGGCGAATACGCTGGTTGGACCTCCGACCGGTGCTAATCTGACCACCTATGGTCTTGCTCCGACGAGTGCCACTACGGAGTTTCTGTTCGTTGGATACAACTTGAACTTTGATGGTCTCTTCACGAACTTTGATACGCAGTTTTTTGGTAGTGCTCAAGTTGTATTCGCAGCCTCTGGCGGTGGCACGACCAGCGGTGCTCAGGTTCTCTACCTTCCGGAAAACGTTCTGTGTGTGCGAAACAAGACAGGTACAAACATCCAGACGATGATTGATCCGAGCACGGGGCTGGCGTATAGCACCCCGAGGTTGAACTATGTAACCGTTCAGGATTTCCTAAGCACGAGCAGTCTCTGGAGTCCGGTAGACTCAATCGTCCTAACCACGACGATGCTTCCAATTCGTAATGAGTACGTGTCTGGACCAATCGTAAACGGCACAGGGACTACTGGTGCTGCGAAGAGTGGCTCTTCTAGTTTCCAGCAAGTGCTTCTGGATTTCAATCACACCTACCCAGATCAAGGAGCGGACGATTGGCGTGGATGTCTGTTCTACGAAACCCAAGGCGAGTTCGTCCCGGTGTCTCTGGGTACCAGCCACACGGAGATTAAGACGATTGATTTCCAGGTCAATTGGCGTAATCGCTTAACAAACACGCTTGTTCCTCTACGGCTTTACAATTTCTCAACTATCCACGTTCGTCTCTTGTTCCGCCGAAAGAAGTAGCCCCGTCGTTTTTCTTAAAAAATAAACGGAACTACTGGTATACACAATGTCCTCTGAGATCCAGAAGGTGTCTGTCGTGGATTCCCGCATCCTCCAGCCGAAGCCCAAGTTCGCCGTAGAGAAGGGACCGCTTTCCCTTACCAACGTGACGTATCGGGCGATTACCGCTACCTCGTCCCAGTGTACCTATAACGTCATCGTCCCGAGCGAGTCCGTCTTTGTGGATCGTGCCGTAGACTGGACAGCGACCATCTACGGCTCTGTTGATGTTACGCTTACTGGCACTGCCGTCACGGGTGCTCCTATCGTTGTCTATGGTAAGGACTGTGCCCTTGCTCCGTTCCCGCTCCACCAACTTTGCTCCACGATGTCTGCCACAATTAACGACACCACTACGGTCGTGAACACCAACGATGTTCTTGCCCAACTTCTCCGCCTTGCGGATTACAAGAAGCACCGTAAGCAGCGAACGTGCCCGACGATGTTGGATAAACACCTGAAGTACCCGCACTCCTTCCCTGTCGCCCAGTCTACGGATGCCAAGATCCAGTCCCAGTACCCGAGGGTTGGAAACTCCCCGCTCAGCGGTTATGAGAACGCATACAACGTGGATGAGAAGCCGAACGGTGCTTGGGGCGACTTCCAGTGGACGAACGCTGTTGGTGTTGTCCCCACAGCCACGGGCGATACGACGGTCGCCGCCGCCACTGGAACTCAGGAATACACCCTTACTACGTTCACCAACGGTAGCACGCAGTGTTGCTATGGTGCGAACGTTACGGCGACACAGGTCTTCCGTCTCTACTTCCGTTTCAAGTCCACGGAGCGTCTCCTCATCAGCCCGTTCATCTGGGCGGATGACTACGAGGTCAGCACGGGTCTGTTTGGTGTCCAGAACATCCAGTTGCTGATGAACTTCCAGAACCCGATCGGCGGTGGGCGTATTCTCCGTTTCAGCCAGGTTGCTGGTCAGGGCGGTAACGCCACCTCCACAACGAGCGTGGTAGCGAGTAACGAGTTGTTCCAGTCGTCTGTCTCTGGCGGGGCTGTCCAGAACGCCGCCGTAAACGTCCAGTACCTTACGCCGTCGCTTGATGTTCCGCTCCCGGCGAAGAGCATCGTGCCCTACATGGACTACCCCCGTTATATCTCCCAGTCCCTCACGGCTATCACATACGGCACGATTTTCGCAGGCTCCACAAACATGACCAGCATAACTTCACAGGGAATTACATCCCAGACGATCACGCTTCCTGCGATCCCGGATCTGCTCGTCATCTATGCCCGCCCGAACACCTACCCCACGACGGCGGGTGGCTCTACCATTGACCCTTCGCAGTGCGACTGGGTTCTCCCGATCACAGGTATCTCCGTGAACTTTGATAACTACGCTGGTCTCCTTTCATCCCACACGCAGGAGCAACTGTACCGCATGTCAGTTCGCAACGGTCTGGAGATGGACTGGGACGAGTGGCGTGGATATGCGAATACCTCAGCCCTTAACAACACAGCCTACACCACACCCAAGGGTACTATGGTTCCGCTCGTTGGTGGTCCGCTGGTTCTCAAGCCTGGTCGTGATATCGTCCTCCAGGCTGGGCAGGCTCCTTCGCTCGTTGGTAACTTCTCCCTCCAGTTCAACTTGTCCGTCCAGAACCAGACGGGTGAGTCCCAGACTGCCGTCCAACTCTACGTCATCGCAGTCAATAGCGGTTTCATGGAGACGATCAAGGGCTCATCCCGTATCATCAAGGGCGTGCTCACGGAGCAGGACATCCTTTCCGCCCCGATGGGACCTGGCTCATCTGATGCCCACATGAACCGTATGCTCGGTGCGGGTAAGATTGAGGACTCCGCCAACGATATGGATCGCAATGGTCGTGGCAGTGGTCGTAGCAGCCGTCACGGAGACCACCGCAGTAGCCACCGCAGTGGTCGCAACAGTGGTATGAGCGACTACCGTTGAACGGGAGGTTATAGCCAATAAACCAAACTGAC